GCCATCTCCCGGTGTGCAGGAGCCACCACCTCCCCAGCCCAAGAAGGTTGCCGAGCCCGAGGAGGACGAAGAGCCGGATCAGGTGATGCGCGATCCCCGCACCGGGAAGGAGCAGCGCACGATCTCGTTCGGCAAGCATCAGCGGCTCTTGAACAAGGCCCGGGCCGATGCCGAGGCGCTGCGGGCTCAGGCCGAGGAAGGGCGCATCAACCACGCCAAGCTGGCCGAGCGGCTGGCGATCCTCAATGACGCGCTGACCGCGCCTGCACCGCCGCGGGACCTGACCCCGCAGGAACTGGAGCAGCAGCGGCAGGAGGCGATGCAGCAGAACCCGATGCTGGAGGACACCATCGATCCCAGCGTGGACATTGCGGGTGCCTTGGCGCAGATGCAGCGCCGCCAGATCTTCATGGCGCATGCCTCGATGCAGGGGCAGGAGACGACAGAAGAGGCGATGGCGCACGAGAAGATGGTGCGTGACTTCACCCGGGACACGCAGCTGTATTCGCAGACCGAGGAGGGCCAGCATTTTTTCGGGATGGACGGCGCCTACCAGCATCTGAAGAATTCGCGGCTGACGGAGATCGCCTATTCGCTGTTCGAGAAGGACCCGACCGATCCTAACCAGCAGTTCACGCCGCAGGAGATCGAGAAGATGGTCTCTGACTTCAACGAGGAGGAACGCTGGGTGGTCGGCAATGCGTTGCGGCAGGGCAAGAGCCCGGCGAAGGCCATCACGCATCTGGCCAAGTTGCGGGGCTGGCGACCGCCGCAGGCGGCGGCTCCGGTTCAGCCGCAGGCCCCGGTGGTATCGGGTACACAGTCTGCTCGAAGACCCGGATCTCCGCCCCAAGCAGCAATTCATGGGTTGGCTCGTCCTGCTGCGGTGCCGAGCGCGGTGGCGCAGATACAGGCGGAGCGGGCAGGTGCGGCGGCATCCCGGTCATTGTCGGATGGCGGTGGGGCACCTCCGAGCGGCCCGCTGTCTCCGAACGAATTGCTGGCGATGAACGACGAGGAGTTCGGTCTTTATATCGACAACTTGCCCAAGCATCAGCTGGAGGCGATGATGGGGCGTGACTTCCCGGACCGCAGATAGGGGAGATGCATGAGAAGATATGCCAAGCCATTTTTTATAGGAAATGGAAAGTGCTCGAATTCATCTGGCATGAAGATGCTGTATACCGAGGCCCAGACGCTGGAGGATGCGGTTGATATTTTGTTGGACCGCAAGAAGACGAAGCGGCGAAGCGAGAAGCAAACAAAGAAACATCACGATGTGTCTATTCGTTTTCGGCAGGCAGCCAGCGCAAGGATGCGCACATACCAGCTGGAGAGGCGGAATAAACCCAAGACGCCGCACCCGTTCCATGATCTGACGGACGAGGAGAAGCGGCTGAAGATGCGGGCGATGTTTGAGACCGGCCTGTGGGGCTTGCGCCTTTATGCCACGCGAAAGCTGGCGGACAAGTTCAGGGTGACAGTGGGTCAGGCGACGTTATGGCTGGAGGACTGTGAAGAGCGGTTATGAGGAGGCTCTTATGGGCTGTTTCAACCTGATATTTCTGCAGCAGCTGGTGATCTGGACGGTGGTGATCATTGCCGTCGTGGCCGTGATCCGGCTTTTGATCCCGTACATCGACGACCTCACCCGGAAACCGATCATCGGTCGCATCTTGGAGATCGTGCTGTGGCTGATCGTGGCGGTGGCGGTGATCTACCTGATCTTCGCCTTGCTCGGGTGCCTGCTGGGTACTGGGGGCGGCTTGCATCTTCTCAGGTGATGGAGGCGTGTCATGGCGGCGCGGATCGTCCTCGCCATCCTGCTTTCGCTTTTGATCTTCATCCCGATCATCAAGGGGAAGTCGGGCTATTTCAGCCACGACCTTACCTTTTACAGCCAGAACGACTATCCGTGACGCTGACTTGCATCCGGAAGCCCGTTGAGATAAAAAGGTCACACGCCCCGGGGATCGGCGCTTAAATTTCCCCCGCGTTTTGGGTTATCGCTCAAACCCTCTCGCCCCGCAGTAGGGCGCTTAAACGATCTGCACCCACGCACTATCGCAAAATGTGCCACGGCCCCTCTATGACGGGGCCGGGCGCGACCGCAGGGGTGCCACATGGCCACAACCAGTTTTCCCGTCAATGACGCGATGGCCGTCAAGCTGTGGTCGCGTGTCCTTGACTACGAAGCCTTGAAATACACGGCAATTGCGCCCCTGATCGGGGACGACGAGAACGCCATCATCCACATGCAGGATGCATTGTCGAAGGGGCCGGGTGACGCCATCACCTACGCCATCGTCATGCAACTGGCACAGGCGGGTTTCTCCGAGAACCAGCTGGCGGAAGGCAATGGCGAGGCGCTGACGACCTACTCCGACCAGCTTGTGATCAACGAGCTGATGGCGGTGGCGGGTGTCAAGTCACGGCGCACCATCGACCAGCAGCGTGTGCCTTGGGATCTGCGCAATACGGCCAAGTCGAGACTCGGGGACTGGTACGCCAAGCGCTATTCGGTGGCGTTCTTCAACCAAGTCTGCGGCTTTTCGGTGCAGACCGATGTCCGCTACACGGGCCTCAACCCGGTGACGGCGCCGTCGACGGGCCGCATCATCCGGCAGTCCAACCGGACCTCGGACGACCTTCTGGTGGCGGGTGACACGTTTACGCTCGACATGATCGACAAGGCCAAGGAAGCCGCGATCACGGCGGTGCCGATGATCCGTCCGGTGAGGATCAAGGGCACGGCGCCGCGGGGCAACGGCCGAAGCGACTACATGAACACGCTGGAAGACATCTACGTGGCCTACCTGCACCCGTATCAGGTGACGGCGATGCGCCGCAACACGAGCACGGGCCAGTTCATCGACATCCAGAAGGCGGCCTCGATGGGTCGGCAGGATACCGGCAACCGGATCTTCTCGGGTGCCATCGGCATGTACAACTCGACGATCCTGCGCTCGGCGTTCGACGTCACGGATGGAGTGTCGGCGGCGGGCGCCGACGTGACGACGGTACGGCGTGCGGTGTTCCTTGGTGGTCAGGCGGCGATGCTGGGCTTCGGCCGTGACAACGGTCCGCAGAAGATCACATGGAACGAGGAACTGTTCGACCACAAGCGGCGTCTGGAGATCTCGGCGCTGACGATCCACGGGCTGAAGAAGACGCGCTACAATAACATCGACTATGGCACCATCGTCATGTCGACCTACGCGGCGCCTGCGACCTGACAAGGAGGACATGACATGACCACTGGTGTTCTCGGTACGGCTGCCCGGCAGGACCCGCGGCAGGTCTCCAATACGCTGAAGAAGACGGTCAACTTCAACGATGCGGCGACGGGTGTCCCCGTTCCCTTTGCGAACTATCTGCCGCAGGGCGCCTTTATCCTCAACGTCTGGATCGAGGTGGTGGTCGCCTTCAACGGCACCACGCCCACGCTCACGGTTGGCACCAATGCCGCGAGCTATAACAATATCGTGGCGTCGGGCGATGCGACGTGGACGGGCACTGTCATTCCCGCCATCACCCAAGGCCGGGCACTCGGCCGGTCCCTTACCGCGGCGGGCGACGTGCTGCCCTATGCGGTATGGAATGCGACCGGTTCGCCCACGACAGGACAGGCCATCTTCGTCATCGAGTTCGAGGGCGGATGGCAGTCGTAACCTCCCTAGACTTGGGCCGGGCGGCCGATCCCGCCCCGCCTCTTTTCAAAGAGGGTGACAGCATGAACGGGTATCTCAGATCGGCGGCGTATGGGGCGATCTTTGCGCTGGCGGCATTTGCGACGACGGCGACGGCTTTGGTGATCGCGGGCCGCGTCAGCACGAACAACCGCGATATGTTTCAGGTCGGAATTCAGGCGGTGACGCCGGAGCAGGGCATCACGGCGACGCCTTCGGGCACGCAGGTGACGTCCTACCAGCTTTCTGCCGGGGTATCGTTCGTGACGACGGTGGCGACGATCGGCGATGGCGTCAAGCTGCCATCGATCACGCAGCTGGGGTCGCCGACCAGCCTCGACGGCGCGATCAATGTCGTGGTGGTCAACAACACGGCCAATTCGATGAACGTGTTTCCGTTTCTGGCGACGGATGTGATCGTCAGCAATGGCACGGCGGGTGGTGCGGGTGCGGCCTTGGCGGTGGCTGCCCTGAAGAATGCGGACTGCTGGGCCTCGACGTCACTGGGCCGCTGGTACTGCACGGTAGGGTGAGCGCTGCCGCGTTCGCTCGCGGAGGAGGCGCAACCCATGAGAATACTGTCAGCCACGGCCATTCTGGTTCTTTCCATCTGCGAAGTGCACGCGCAGGCGACCCCGCCCTGCACCGCGCCCTGTACCAAGACCCAGCTGCTCAACGACGTGCAGACCCAGTTCCCGGACAATACGGTCGGGGCCATCACCCCCTCCATCCTGCGCGGTTTCCAGAACAATTTGATCAATTCATCGATGGCGACGTCGCCGGTGGGCGCCGGTGCCTTCACCTGCTATGTCGGCACCACGGGACTGCTGGGAGCCTGCGCCAATGCCCTGAGCATTGCGCTGGGCGGCACCGGTGCGACGACGCAGCCGGGTGCCGCGGCGGCGATCTTCCCGCCTCCGACGAGGGCCGGAGACATCGCCTACTGGAACGGCTCATCGTGGGGCACATTGCCGGGCAACAACACGACGACGGGGCTGCTGCAGCAGACCAACACGGGCGTGCCGTCGTGGGTGAGCGGAAGCGTGGTGACGCCACTGGTGTTTCCGACCCCGACGAGGGCGGGCGATGTGGTTTATTACAACGGCACCTCGTGGCTGACGCTCCCCGGAAACAATGCCGGGACACAATTCCTGTCGGAGAGTTCTGCGGGTGTCCCGTCGTGGACCTCGGCGGCCGTATTTCCCACCCCGACCCGGGCGGGCGATATCATGTACTGGAACGGCACGACGTGGATCACCATTGCGGGCAATATTTCCGGAACGCAGGCGCTGACGGAGAATGCCTCGGGCGTTCCGGCGTGGGCGGCCTATAACGCGGGTACCGTGACCTCAATTGTGGCCGGGGCCGGTCTGTCCGGCGGCACCATTACGACCAGCGGCACCATAGCCCTCAACATGACAGTATTTTCCGCCTCTCTGGGAGCGGATGTGACGTTGGCTGCGGGCTATACCGATGGTCCGAGCATTGCGCAGGGCACGGTGGGGACGTGGATGGCCAATGGCACGGTGACACTGACGGATACGGCGGGCGCGACCTATGCCTGCAAGCTGTGGGACGGCACCACGGTGATATCGTCTGGTCAGGCGACGGCTGCGGCGGCGGCGACCATCACCATGACGCTGTCCGGAGCGATGACGACGCCTGCGGGCAACATCAAGATCAGCTGCAAGGATGCGGCGACCGGCAAGATCCTGTTCAATGCCAGCGGCAACTCGAAAGACAGTACCGTCAGTGCGGTGAGGGTGCAGTAATGGCCCAGACGGGTGGCTTTGGTCCCGGTTTTGGCGTCGGTTTCGAGGGCGGAGGCGCCAAGCCGACGCTGGCGACGATGGTATTCCGCATTGCCGCGGAACTGGGAGCGCGGTTCGACCTCGCCGGGTCTCCCGGGTCGTCCTCGCAGCAGCGGCCCAATGCCGAGGCGATCCGCAATGCCATCGGCACTGCAATTTCTGTGTATCAGAAGCAGCGTTTTCGTTTCAATGAACTCGATCCTGCCAACCCCATCACCTTCATGACCATCGCGGGCCAGCACACCTATTCGACCAACGAGTGTCCGCAGCTGGCGACGTCGTATTTCTTCGACTACCTCAACATCCGGATCGGCAACACGCTGATGCAGCTGTCGCAGGTGACGCCGGAGCGGCAGCATCTCAACATCCAGCTGTTCACCCAGTTCGGCCTGCCGACGAGTTACGCCTATGAGGGGAACACGGTACTCCTTTATCCAGTGCCTGCGGCGGCGTACGAGGTACGTCTGGGTGCTCATCTGCAGA